AAGAATTGGAGTTGACAAAATAAAGATCATTGCTTGGAGTCAATTCACTGAACGGAATAGTTGAATCACTTCGGACAGAGGTAACCCCTGTTGGAAGCACACCAACACTAACATTATGACTTGTCATATTCATCTGGATAAAATCATTCGCCAGACCAAGACTTTCATAAAGCTTTGGCTTCAACAGTGTCACTTGATAGGTTACCCAAAGCTCACCAATGTTCACACTTGTACCCTGGAATCCAGTTGTTGCAATGAAGAACTTGCCAAGTTGTGAAAACCTCGCATCCATAATTCCAGCGTTTGCGCTTGAATTCAATGAAGACATAAAGTACGTAGATATGGCGCCTGCGTGGGGATCGCACTCAACCATGTGGATAAGATCACAGGACGGAGGGCCATTGGTGCAAAATTCATAACTTTCCATCTCAGCTTTCGATGTAAAGTCCGCATTATACGGATTATAATTAGTTGCCATTATAACCGTTCCAAGGGCAGTGTTGACTGAGTCAAGGGCGTCCCCTGAAGTACTCTTGAAGTAAAATAAAATCCCTTCAGGTACCCACTCTTCGTAGTTGCATGCTATCTGGGCAAGCCACTCCCATGTCTGGGGCTCGTTTGGATTGAGAGTGTATGAAGCAATGGCAAAATCTCCTGCGGTCTTCGACGTAATCACATCTCCCAAGTACTCACGATGTGATATAGTCAAACCATCTGAGTGTGAAGAAGAATTCCCTACCGACGGCACAGTACCTGACAGAAGGGAGTTCTTATTGACTGTGTAATCGCCATATCCTGTGATGTCAAAGAACTTCTGCCCAATAGCTCCGCCAAGTGCCGAGGCGGCTCCTGCAAATTGCCCGAAGCCAGCTGCTGAGACTCCGGCTCCAAAACCTGCAGACAAAGCAGGTGCAAGCCAACGACTGCGTTTCCGAGAAGGTGTTGTCATCTAAAACAATTTATTAATATCTTCGTCCACGACTGTACACATTTCTGTCTGCGTGGCCTCTGTAGGACTTCCAGCTACGCCGCCCCTTGCGGAAAGTGCGTCTACGCTGAAGGGTCTTGTAGGCAGAGCGAGAGGTCATGCCAGAGTTCGAGCGATATCCTTTGTAGCGCTTCGCTGCGAACCCATAGATAGAGCGCCTCCGCTTGTGCGTAGTTCGCTTCCCTTTCAAGTACTGGGCAAGACCAATCCAAGTGTCCCATCCCGCTTCGTTGCAAAAGTGTTCCATCGGGATGTGCTTCACAAGATGGGCAATGCGATACTTCGTCGGCTTCAAGAACTTGCTGTAGTTATAAGGGCTCAAGTTCATCGCTTTGAGGACATCGACGGAATACATGTACTTGTCCCCGTTCTGCTCCGAACGTGTACGCTTAGGATCGTTAAAAGACTTAAGCTTGTCCTTGTCGGCTTTGTAGAGCTCCCAAAGCTTCTTGTCGACATCGCGGGCGGTAGCTGGTTTCGCGTCCTGCATGGCAATTCTTCTTCGTTTACCTGGTGGTTCGTTCCCAGGGCGTGGGATCTCGGCCTCCAGTGATTGCGAAAAAACAAAAAAAACAAAAAAAGTTCTTTACCCGCTTTTCAGTGAAAAGGCGAAGCCAAATAATAGGGTCTATTTGGCCAGTGGAGGTACCGGCACACACACACACTAGGGGTCTAGGGTAATACTAGGCCTAGACCCCGTGTGCTGGACGTCAAAAAAGCTCCTGGGGGCTGCGCCCCCAGACCCCGCTTTCCCCTACGGGGAGATTAGGCGACATGGCAAATCTCCGGGGAAAGCAAAGGGGTCGACTGCCCTGCGGGAGCCAGTTACCCTGCGGGAGCCTTTCCCCCCCAACCCCCCAAGGGGGGCACATCTTTATCTATAGTAATCCCCTTTTATTGTCATTTAGCTGAAAATTCACTGAAAACCCTAAATATGCCCTAATTCGAGTTGACGCTTGTTTGCTAGTTGGCATGGAGAGATCACGTGGTTGGTGTTTTACCCTAAATAATTGGACTTCTGATGAGCTTCTCAAGCTTAAGACTAACTTAGCCGAGTGCCGATATTGGATCATGGGTCGTGAGGTCGCTCCTGGTACTTCTACGCCTCACATCCAAGGTTATCTGTACTGTAAGAACGCAGTTTCCTTCAACACCGTTCGCCTCTGGCTTCTGGGCAGGGCTCACATCGAAAAGGCGAAAGGCACTCCGGCACAGAACTACGAGTACTGTTCCAAGGACAAGGACTTCGAGGAGTACGGTGCTCGTCCTATGTCTCAAGAAGAAAAGGGTCAGGTTGGTGGTGATGCTCAGCGTGAGAAGTGGACTACTATCTGGAACTTAGCGAAGCAAGGCAAGATTGACGAGATCTCAGTCGAGTACCCGAAAGAAGCCTTCGTTCACTTCCGGAATCTTTTGCTTATCCGTCAGTTAGGTGTTGGAGCTTCTGGTGATCTCCCTGACGTATGCGGCTTGTGGCTCTACGGCGAGTCTGGTGTTGGAAAATCCCACAAGTCGCGGCATTTGGACACAGTGGAAAATACTTACATCAAGGGCATCAACAAGTGGTGGTGCAATTACCACGGGCAGCCTACTGTCATCCTCGAAGACGTTGGAAGAGACCACGGGTTTCTCGGTGACTTTCTCAAGATCTGGGCTGACAAGTGGGCGTTCACCGCGGAGTTCAAAGGCGGAGGCATGGCACGGATGCGTCCTCAGAGATTCGTCGTTACCTCGCAGTACCGTATCGACGACATCTGGATCGAAAAAGAGACGCGTGACGCCCTTCATAGACGCTTCAGAGAAGAGGAAGTCAAGAAAGGGCCACTGGACGAGCTCCTCCGATCGCTCCCAGTACCGGCCGAGGCTCCTGTCGCCGTGTTCCCAGGGGTGGGCGCCCAGGAGCTTACTATGAGTCCCATCGCATTCGACGTAGTTCCGTCTGACGATGAGATGGCATTGTCGCTTTCTCCTATTGATTCTGAGGAGATGAGCGACTACGAAAAGAGAAATAAGAAGAGAAAGAGAAATCCTTTTATTGATGATGAGGCATCTGAATAAAATCACATCTTCTCATTGTAGTTCAACACTGCCACATATGGTATTTGTGTCATAAAAAAATGACTACTATTAAAAGTAGTTGGGACTCCTGCAGCGCCAGCATTTGACCAAGTCAAATCAATGTAAGGACTAACACCACCTGCTGGCATCTTGATGAAGCCACCAGGTACAGTAACTTCAAACTCAAACACAGTTGATGTAATTGAATCTGCAGTGGCAGTAGGTGCATAAAAGCTAAAACCAACCACTGGAGCTTTTCCTGGATAATCTCCGGCATGAGTAACAGCTACCCAAAGGGGTGGATCATCAGATGATGAAAAAACTGCAGCAATCGTGATAAGGTACTTTGTTGGATATGCATACACAGGAAAATGGATTTCAGTCAAAGAATTGGAGTTGACAAAATAAAGATCATTGCTTGGAGTCAATTCACTGAACGGAATAGTTGAATCACTTCGGACAGAGGTAACCCCTGTTGGAAGCACACCAACACTAACATTATGACT